AACTCAAATTTGCTGCCTTGTTTTGCACGAATTTCGCTAATGCAACTAACGCAATACCACCTGCGACAGCGACAGCAGGATTCAATGACTGTAAGGCTAACTTAATACCTTTTATTGCGATACCTGTTTGAATCGCAAGTTTACCGAGTTGCATCAATACACCACCAATTGTCGAAAGCATACTACCTGCAATCGTTTGCAAGTTTCCTGCACCCGACGCCATTGCCCCGATGCCTTCGCCAAGGCCCGACGCAAGATCCGACAGACCACCTGCCGCAAGTCCTTCGAGTTGTGAATTGAAATTAGTTATAATTTCTTTATAGTTTTCCGCTTTTGCACTTGCTACATCCATCGCTGTACCAGTCTGCACAACGTTTTTCAAAACAGGTTTTTGCCTTAAATCTAATTTTTCTAATTCGACCGCTTGATTTTTGACGGCTTCAGTATGGTCTTTTGTTGCTGCTGTTGTTTTTTTGATTTTATCAGCAGCGATAGGTGCAGTGAAAGTTGGTGTTGATGTTGGTGTTGATGCTGATGTTTTAGGTGCAGCATCAGTCTTTGTTACTCTGACTTTCGGTGTTTTTACCTTGTCCATTTCCGCATCAAACGCCTCACGAAATGCAACGCCAAATTCTTTGCCTTGGTTTTCGAGTTCTTTTCGCTGCTTTGACAATGCCTTGATTTGCTTATCAATCAACGCTCTTGCATCTGCACCAACTGTCAGCGACCGCTGCACTTTCTTTGCAGTAATTTCAGCACTTAAAGCAAGTCTTTTGAAAAATGAAATGACTTTATCTGATGTGTTTCGTGCTTCTGCTGTCAATCCTGCAAACAAGGCAGGTAAGTTGTTAAATGCTTTTGAAATGAAATTGATAGCTGAAGCAAATGTCTTTTTAAGCCAGTCGATAATTTTTCCAACCAGCGGAATTTTATTGAAAAAGTTAAGCACAACTTTTGTCAAATTCATAAACACATCCCATGCTGTTTTGTACATATTGAAAATAGCCAAAGCGATACCCTTGAACGTTTCAAAAGCAATTATGCCAAGTTGATATAAAAACTCGCCTAATGGTTTTAACACTTTCTGATAAGTCGTATCTACCAAATTACGAAACGAATCAATATTTTTATAAGCTAAGACAAACGCTGCGACTAATGCTGCAATCGCTACAACTACCACACCGACAGGATTTGCGGCCATAACTGCATTGAAACCTGCTTGACTCGCTGTTGCTGTTTTGACAACGGTAGACATTTTTGAAACAAACGTGACTAATGATCTATAATTACCCGTTAATGTTCCCGCTAAAGTCTGCATCTTGCCGAATGCGAACAGTGCAGGTCCTATTGCGACAACGACAGCAGCAATTGTGATTATTACTTTTTGTGTATTATCATCAAGGTTTTTAAATTTCGCTGCTATACTATCAAGTCTTTGCGAAAACGCTTCGACATTCTCTTTTAAATTAAATGTTTCATTCAGTTCATCTCCCAGTGTTGTCAGAAATGAATTTATTGCCATGCCTGCATTTGCAATTGTATTATTAATTCCACCCTGTGCCTCGGGTAGTTTCTGCAAACCTTTGGTTATCTCTTCGATAAACGTGTTCGCATCAACACCCATTTTTGTCAACTCTTGACCTTCTGATGTTCCGAACGTGTCTTTCATTACCGCTCTAATTTGCGGAATAACTTCGTTTAACTGATTGATTTCTTCAGCACTGACCTTTCCTTTTGCCCCGATTTGCTGCATCGCAAGAGTAGCCCTGTCAAGTTCTTCAGCACCGCCACCAGTCAACGCAATAGCATTACCCATTGCTAACATATTTTCACGAGCCAAATCCGCATTAATACCGATAGACTGAAGACGAACCGAACCTTTGACTGCTTGATTAAAACCAAGACCAGGGTTTTTCGATGCTTCTTTTAATCGTTCAAGTTCAGCAGCAGCAAGGTCAGCATCACCCATTATTGCAGTCAGACCATTTGACATAGATTCAAAGTCACCTGCTGCTTTTATTGCAGAGCCACCAAGTGCGGCCAATGGTGCAGAAAGCGAAGCCATTAAACCCATTCCGAGCCTTTGCATTTTCGCACCCGACCTTTTCAATGACCGTTCAGCTTGTTTCAATTTCTTTTGCAAGTCGGTAATCTGTGCACCTATCTTGATATTAATATCTGCTGCCATATTTCTCTTGATTTAAAAAAAGGCCGATTTGCACCGACCTTAACTATTACTCGATAGTAAAACGAAAAAAATCATTTCATCAACTTGTCAAACAAGAACTGTTCATTTCTCCTTGCTCGCTTTATTTTACTTTTCAAGTCTTTTATATCTTGTTCAAGTTGCCGCTGTTCCCAGTCGAATTTAATCAAGTCGCTTGGCTTCTTGAATTTCTTTTTTGCATCATGTGGCTTGATAGTCATAAACGCCACAAACCTTGCTCGTTCCCAGTCTTGCTGCTCTTTGCTATTTTGAAACGCATAAAAACTATCTATAATTGACAGCACAACTTCAATACTTGAACTATAATAGTCAGACAATGACATTCTGCACTGTGCAACTGCAATTGCTCTAATATCGTTTATTTCTAAGCCTTTGCCTTTCGCTTCTTGTTCGCTTCTGCTTTGAGTTGTGCTTGTTGACCGTTTCCCAACTTCGTCATATTTTCGGTGAGTTTTTCAATAAATGGCATTACATATTCTATGTCCATTCCGTCCACATCTTCCCGAGTAAACTGCATTTCTTTCCCTTCGATTCGATGTCCTTCTTTCAGTGCATAATAAATCAAAGCAGTCGTTTTACTGTTCAGCACGTCACCTGCTGAAATGGATTCAAGATACTTGAAAAATGGCGTTTCAGTTTCATCTGCGAAAGAATGAAACACTTTCATGTTAAACTTGACAGGTATTTTCTGACCGTCTATTTCAATATAATCTTTTTTTGTAAATATCATTTTTTGTCGTTTTATATCGTTTTATGTCGTTTTACAATCTAAAAAAAACGGACAGCACAGCGATGTACTGTCCGCAAACAATGAAAAGTAAATACTAAGCTGTCCATGCTACACAATTACTGTATATGTTGGTTCGCCTGTGACTTGGAACTCTAATTCGTAAGTCACAACATCATCATCAGGAAAACTAATCGACAAAGACGACACTAAACAAGTCGCTGTCCATTCGTAATCGCCTGCATTTTCGTTTGAAATAACTACGCTTACTTCTGTTCCTGCTGTGATGTCTGCGAACATTTCTTTATAACCTTCCGTTGCGTCAAATTGGTGCATCGCTGACACAGATAGTGTTGATGTTGTACGACCTGCGATAAACTCTGCGAACTTTCCGCTGTCTTTGTTACTCGTTTCAATCATATTCGCACTGATGTCGAATGATTGCTCGGTAACGTACCCTAATAGAACGGTATCAATATACACTTTCAATACTTGACCGTCTAATTTTGTGGTGGTAACTGCCATGATATTTTGTTTTGTAATTTATAAAATTAGACGTCAGCAGGTTGAAACTCTGCTGTACCGTCTTTGATTAATTCAATTGCCATTTTCCAGTGAACGTCCAAGACTTCACCGACTTTAACCGTTGTCTTGCGTAACTTGTACGCTTTCTTGAACTTGATGTGCATTTTCTTCTATTTCGTTTTGTGTATCGTTTTCTATTTCGTTAATATAATCATCAACTGTGTATCGTTCCGCTTTGCCTTCTTCAATCAATTCTTTTGCAGCTTTGATGTGTATATTTACAACATCATTTGCTTTAAAATCGTGACCGCTAATCTCTAAATTCTTTAATAATTTTATCCTCATTTCGATTTCAGTTTTGACTTTATTTTTGCAATCAACGAAACTATAAAATTCTTGATGATATTATACAAAGTATTTGTGTAATACATCAATACAACTACTAAACGCATATAAGCGATTTCTAACTGTCTGCCGAAAAAATCAAAGAATCCGAATACAGCAAAAGTTGTATAAATTAGTTTCCAAACATTCAGACCAAAGAACCAAAAAATTACATTGACAATAACTGATGTAACAAATACTAATTTTCTTGTTCTGTCTTGTCTTAGATCATCAAAAAAGAACTTAACTAAACTGTTTGAAAGTAACAAGATTAGTGCAAAAAACACATAGTATTTGTTGATTTCTGCTGCTTGATATATTGTATTCATCTGTTTTGTTTTATACTGTTTTGCAATATTTATATTAATTCACTATCAAACCAACCGTTTAAGTTCTTCACGATTTGTGCTGATGTAGTACATACTATTGAAACCTTTTGACAATTCGTTCAAATATTAATTCCAACCGTTCTTCGTAACACTCCAAACCTAATGGCAAAGAATAGACAACATCACCTGGTGTTCGTACAATTTGAATCAAATCATCACTTAAAAAAATAACAAACCACTTAGCGGATTCAATGTCAATCAATGCAGTTTGGTTTTCAATTTTTGTTGTGTCGTCCGTTCCCGGGTCTTTTGCTTCGTTTTTTAATTGCTCGGCAACTGCTAAAACTTCATCAAAAGTGCCTTGAACAATCGTATCACCTAAACATTCAACATCACTTTTTGCAAAGTAAAAAATGTCAGTGTCTTCAATCTTGTTTAATTTGTATGTCATATTCCTACAATTGTCCAACCCTTAGATAATAGATTTGTCTTTGCCGTTTGCCCTGCCGCTGTTAAACTTCCACCACCAAAAATTGTGCTTTGTAAATATCCATTTGATAATCCGTGACTATCTAAATCGATTAATACTTGACTATTTGTCGCTGCATCTAATTCATTATTATGTATTCTCACGTCTGTCAATAATGTATTATTACTCAAATCAATATCGGTCAAATCATTTGATTGCACTTTACAATTTAT